TCAATACAACAGCATAAAGCAACATTCCAGCTTTTCAAATACCAGCTTATCCACGTTCATGATATTTTCCCGGAACTCCTGAATCAATCTCCCGTAGCTTCGGAAGCTACTTTTTCCGTACACTCTTGACACAAGGGTTCGTTTTGTTTTGTCATTTCCGGCTTCGCTTCCTGTTCTCGTGCTGTCAACGCTTGCACCTCTTGTAGTATCTCGCTTTGCCTCGTTAGTATTCGTTGTAGTGTTGTCTCCAACGTTTCTATTTGCCGTCGTGAGATACGTCCCGTTCCAAACATTTTCCAAATGACCCTGCGGAGTGTCGCTGAAAGTCTGTTTGTTATCACTGTTAGACGTTTCTGTATTCGTTCCGCTATCTGCCGTATTTTCTGTTTCATTTCTCTGCATTCCTTCTGTAACATTGGTATTCCTTGTGCTGTTGACTTCCGTGTCGCCCTTCGTGTCGGTCGTATAGTCAATATCCGTCAGTGGGTCATACTTGAACTCAACGCTCTTGTACAGTTCATTCATTTCCGGCATAATATCTTGAAGCGTCTGCATTAGCCTCAACTTCCACTCGCCTACAGTTTCCTGTCCAATCTCCCGCATATAGAAGTGAAGCAGGATTTTCTCTTCAAACGTTTTCCTATAGTCCTCGTTCCAAATAGGAAAATCGAAGTCAAAAATCTGTGGCGCGGCTTTTTCGATAATTCCCGGAACATCTCCGACCTGCGTCTCAATTGTAGCATTAGCAAGCTGTTCGCAAATATACCTTACTTCCATCGTGTACTTACTCACCATCTTCACCTCCTTCCTCTACCGCCTCACTGCTTCGGAACTCAACGCCCAGTTCTGTGCTCATGTCCTTATACTCGCACCAAACATTCAGTCCGAACATTTTGTTTATTTTCTCGCAAGCCTCCTGCCGGGCATTCAGGCGGCTGTATCTGCTTGCGAACGTTCCGCCCTGATTCCTTGCAACCTCGTCACTCACCATTCTTTCCCGCTTCTCATTGCCGATATTCGGAATGCCCAAATAGGTAAGAGCTTCGTTCCAAATCTGTGTTTTGAGTTCGTAGAGCCTGTCGCCAACATACGGGGCAGTAGTGTCAAGAGTTTTCACATTGTCCATGGACAAAGACTTTGAACCAATAATCATTGGCTCGTTGCCCATCCACTTCTGATACATACGTATATAGCTGTTTCTTTCCTTCTCGTCACACAGTATTAGCACCGGGCATTTCTGCGCTTTTACATTTATGTCAATCGTTCTGTCAAGGTCAGCCAGCCTTGCGCTGAACATACGTACATCAAGCATTGAATTTGTCCGCATATAGTTATTGAAAATAATAACGCTATTGCTTTCATCCAATTCATGATTGTACCCATTGTCAGCGTAAGCCCTTCTCCGTGTCGGCACTTGATACAAATCAAGCGTGCCACTCCCTGCAACGGGCAACCCAAGGAAGCCCATCACATCGTCCTTGAAGAAAACAGCCTGCCCCATTCTGAAAAGCGTCAGTTCCAAATATCTCTTGTCGCAAGTATCGGGAAGCCCTGTCCACTCAAACATACTCATGGACAACTCGCAAAGGCGGTTGTAATACTGAATGTAAGTATAACCGTTTGCCAGTTCGTCAAGAGAAGGTATAGGCGGGGCTACAGGGTCGCAGTCCCACTGCTTATTTTTATTCATGCACTTGTTATCTCCTTTCCTTCTGAAACAAGGTCAGCAATTCTTACTCTGTAGTTGTGCGTCCCTTCAATAACCACCTCTGTCTTAACATACTCGCCATTTATCTCGACTTCCCACGAAACAGAACGGTCGCCGGGTAGTATGAACTCTACTGTCGTACTATCAGTATACTTTGCTCGTACTGCTACTTCACATGTAGACAACTTTGTTCCTACCGAAGGGGGATTCTTGAACAGTGGCTTGTCATCTGGAAGGAAAATGTTTTCCAGCGTTCCGTTATCAAGCGTGTAGTCTCCAATCTGCACATCCTGATTCCAGAATGTAATTCCCCGGTTAAAGATTTTTTCCAGCGTATCCATGTCCGCGGCATTCATGCCAGTGCTATAGTTGACATTAACATTAACATAGTCAGAATACCCATCAGAATTATGCAGTACGCAACCGCAGGTCTTGATATACTGCCAATAATGACGATTGTATATACCGGGCTGTTTTACTTCTTTAACCGCGTACCCGAACATGGTAAAGAAGTCATCTATTGTTTTTGCTATATCGCCACTTACTCCTTCGCGGTACAAGCTGATAGTGTTTAGCTTTGCGGTAGCAAGAATGTCTGTCGTTGTCATGTTGCCATAGACCGGGTTTGGAAGATGCGCCTTATCAACAAGGTCGCCGACCATGCTAATAAGTCCGCCATACTTTCCACCACCGCCAAAAGATACTGTAGAACTTTCAGATTCTTGCCTTGAAGGTGCGTTGACTGTTCTCGTTGTGTCTTGCATGCTGTTTCTCAATCTTCCTGTTTTAGGAGAAAGTGAACGTATTGTTCTTGCCTGCGTAACATCCCCTCCGCTTGACATAGCAACGTTTGAACTAATAGACATGGCAGGAATAGCGGCTGACAGCACTGTGTTGGAAAGTGAGGCAATTATATTCCCTTTGTTCTCTGCAATGTATGTTTTGAAGGCGTCTCCCTTTACAGGAATTTCAATAGCATACGGCAGTGTAACCATATCGTCAATAGAGTCTATTTTGCCTATATAATCGACAGGTATCAGAGCCGCCTGTGGTGTAGCGGTAAGAATTGATATAAGTTTGAATTTTGGTTTGAACCCATCCTTAAAGAGTTCAAACTTGTAATGCGCAACATTGCCATAGTGTGACGATACGGTAAGACGTGTATAAGGAAACGTGTACAGCTTGTTATTCCTCGGAGTAAAGAACGTGCCATCTGTTTTCTTAAACCCTGCCGTGGAACTCATGTCAAACGTCATTGTTTTTTCCTTGCTACCACTTCCGTACGTGTCAAAAACAGCACCAGTTTCAACTGAACTGAAATAAGCGGGATAAATGAACACAGCGTAAATGTCTTTTGCGTCCATGTTATCAATAAAGGCGCCAGTAATCCAAGAAAGTAGATTTTGCAAGCTGTAGTTTGAAAGACCGGAACCACCTGTAGTAAGGCTGTCCGTAACTGTATTATTGCTATGGTATTTGCCTGTTGCATTCACGTTAGGAACAAGTGAAAAATCTGCATACCATGACAAATCTGTCGGGTATTGCCCTACAGTGCCTGTCTGCAAGGCTTTGCTTCCGTAACTTACGCCAGCATATGGTTCAGGTCTGTCTATAGTAAGCGTGTGTTGTTGTCCAGTATATTGAATCGTTATTGTGTTCCTGTCAGCCACGCCCTGATTTATCGGCTTCGTAGTAATAAGTCCGCCCTTATATTCAAAGCTGTTTGGGTTTACCACATACTCACTTACCTCCTGCATATACTCCCCGCATTCAACAGGCTCGCTTATCACGTTCTTGCCTATTCTGTCATCCCTCACGTGTTCCCTTTCAATCATGCAGTCAGCAAACTTGAAATCAAACAGCCAAGTCTGCATAGGGTCAATAGTGTAGAAAATCTCGCTCGTTGCTTCGTTTATATAATCCACTCTGTCAATGAACGCATAGAACCAGCGTGTCCTGCCAGTTGCGTCCATATATCCTGTATTTTGAAACATGAGATAATTGCAGTCATAAAGAGCGGCATTTTTCAACTCTACCTTTATAGAATTTTCTCCCGTCCTCAAATACTGCAAATTCTCCAACTGAAACTTAACTCTTTTAGGGGAAGAAAAGAAATTCTGCTGTGCCGAAAGAGACGCAAACCTATAGGTATTCTCCAAATCCCTATCCAGTTCTATCCCCTTCAATATCTTTACAACTGTATCAGGCGTAGGCATAAAATTCACCTCCTTTTAACAAAGAAGCCCCGGAGTATTTCATCCGGGGCTGAAAATTTACTGTCAGGACAGCATGGTTTTCTTGACAAGCTGGAGGGTGTCCCCCACATTGACAGTAGATGCCATCTTCCCGGCAGTATACGTGGAAGTCCCGGTAGCGTAGGTATATTCAACGCCGCCAATCTCACATTCGACAGATACACTGCCAGCGTTTGCGGGATAGATATACACGCCGTATCTCTGAACAGCCACCTTTGCCTGAACAGCGTCAAGCGTCTGCTTGAAGATAACAGTGCCGGGCTTAAGCGTTGCGGCTTCGTCATTGCTTGCGGACTGCTTTACATTCAGCGTAATGACAGTGCCTACGTCAGCCACATCCTTTGCGACTACTTCCGCGGTGTACTTGTCCGCCGGAGTAATAGCGGATGCGTCATCGACAAACACAATAGCGTTTGCGAAAGGACTATGAGAAACGTCCTTCTTCACGTTGTAGAAGTAGTTCCAGTAGTCACCGGAATTGACAGGGGTCGTTCCCAGTCTCGTGTAGTGGTCGTAAATCTGGAACCAATCCTCGTCAATAAGGACAGCCTTTACGTTCGCCATAACCGCCAGTTCTTCGGCGGTAACTTCCTCTACCTGATTGCTTTCAGCGCGGATAGTGTTCCAGCGCTCATTGTCAAACGTGGTGAAGTCATCAATCAGGCGCAGGCGACCCATGAAATCAGCCTTCTCCATGTTGAATGCCGCAGACAGAACCTTCACGTCATATTCAGCATTATACTTGCTGCCCATGAAAATCTGCTGTCTTTCCTTCGGGCAGTCATTCTTGACCTTTGCCTCATTAAAATCAGGACGCAGGAAGGTCATCAGGTTGGACTTGCCACGGAACTCAATAGCGGCAGAAGAATGGTCTGCGCTATCGAAGGCAACGGTCTTGATTTTGCCGTGGGAAATTGCCTTGATAAGCATATACTTAAACAGCAGAAATTCATCATACTCTGCCGCCTTGTAAATGCTGTCAACCAGCTTCGCAATGAAGCCATTCAGACCATCGGCGGAAAGGAACGCAGTCCGCAGGTCATAGTCGCTGATAGTCAGCGGGTACTGTACCTTCCAGTTGATAACATGGAAAACGCTTCTCACGTCCGGGATAGTTCTTGCGAACTCACGGGAAGGAGCTTTCTCCGGGTCAAGAGTGCGGACGCGCGCAATCTCGACAAAAATGTTTTCAACGGTTTCGCCGAACTCAAGATAGCCTTTCTTGAGGTCGCGGTACGGGTTGTTGAACGTTGCGCTCTGAATCCTTACAAGCGCGATACGGTTAAGCAGTGCGTTGATGAACGTATTCGACAGCGCAGGAGAACCGTAGATAATTTCGCCGACTACAGGGATATCATCAACAGTTGCAACCTGCGGCACTGCGGACTGATATTCCAGCGGGGCGTTGGCACGGATAACATTCAGAATGTCAAGCGTACTTGCATTCAGCGTAGAATTGATTTTTCTTGCCACTTAATTTCCCTCCTTGAACAAATCTTCATACCTTGTTTTGGGCTTTTCTTTTTCCTCGCCCTTCCCTCCACGGGATTCATTGACAGGCGCATAGAATGTTTCCTTGAATTTCTTGCGCCAAGCGGAATCCAGTTCCTCGATTCTCTGCTGATAGTCCCGCTCAATTTGAGCAGAATTTGCGTTGCCGGACAAGGTGTCCCGGACGTCAGTCAGCAGTGCGATTGCTTCATCGGTTGTGGCGTCAGGTAGTGCGTCACCGATTGCCTGAAGCAGTTCGCTGTCAGTTCTCTTTGCCATCGTGCTTTTCCTCCTTTTCAAGAAAAGCGCTGATTTTCTCCAACAGAATCGTGTTCTGCTGGATAGTAGTGCGCAGTTCTTTGATTGTGGTGTTGATGAAGAACATCAGACCGCAACAGGCGGCAATAGGAAAACCAACGTTGGAAATCATGGTCATAATGGTGTCCACAGAAATCCCTCCTTTCCTTGCCTATAGTATAGCATAGTGAAGGTGAATTGTCAAGTCGCAATAATTTAACTTTTGGTTAATTCACTTTTGCTTGACAAAGGACTACACTTGTGCTATAATAGAGATACGGAAAGGAGGGTGAAGGTAAGCATGGGTGTGTACTATGACGGTACAAAGCTTTTGTCTATGAAAGACTTGAATGGGAAGAAGCCGGAGATTTTCATTGTTACCACTAACAGAACCGGAGGAAAGACCACATATTTCAGCCGTTTGTGCGTCAATAGGTACAATGACAGCGGGTCGAAGTTCATGCTGTTGTACAGGTACAAGTACGAACTGGATGAATGCGCGGACAAGTTCTATAAGGATATCCGGGGGCTGTTCTTTCAGGGGACGGAGATGAAAAGTCAGAAGCGGGCAAGTGGCGTGTTTCATGAACTTTTTATAAATGATAAACCGTGCGGGTATGCCGTGCCTCTTAACTCCGCCGATTCTATCAAGAAATATTCGCATATTTTTAGCGATGTGGATAGAATGATGTTCGATGAATTTCAGAGCGAAAATAATGACTACTGTCCCAATGAAGTACAGAAGTTTATTTCCGTTCATACGTCTGTGGCAAGAGGACAGGGAAAACAGTTAAGGTATGTTCCGGTATATATGCTGTCAAACCCTGTTACGCTGTTGAATCCGTATTATATTGAAATGGGAATATCGAACAGGTTGCAGGTTGATACTAAGTTTCTTAAAGGGGACGGCTTTGTGCTTGAACAGGGCTTCAATGAGGCGGCTTCTAAAGCGCAGGCTGAAAGTGGATTTAACCGGGCATTCGGTGCTAATAAATATGTCGCGTATTCTGCGCAGAGCGTCTACCTTAACGACAATAAAACCTTTGTCGAAAAGCCGGAAGGGCACGGACGCTATCTTGCTACTTTGCGATACGAGGGGAAGGACTATGCAATACGCAGTTTTGATGCAGAGGGCGTTATTTACTGTGACGATAGAGCCGATATGACCTTCCCCGTTAAATTGGCTGTTACTACAGACGACCATAGAGTAAACTATGTTATGCTGAAACGCAATGACTTGTTCTTGCAGAATCAAAGGTACTTCTTTGAAAGAGGTTGCTATAGGTTCAAGGACTTGTCTTGCAAGGCGGCTGTTCTTGCCGCTCTTTCATACTGATATCCTCTTGCGTTTCGATTGCTGTCAGAGCAGGGAAGCAACGCTGAAATTATGCGTCCTGTATCTGTGTCGGTTTTGCTAACCGCTTCTGTCGTTCGCAAGTTACGGATATAAAAAAGCCCCCGCAAGGAGTAATCCCTGCGGGGGTGAAATTTTATGCTTTTTTGTGAAGGTGCTCCAGCATACATTTACGTGAGCCTGGACATATTTTTTCCGTACAGTTCAGACAGACGTCAATTTCCTCTTGTGTTTCCTCCGAAGGCTCTTTGCGTTTGTTCGCTTTACGCTTCTGTAGATTCTGCGAACCGCGCAACGCTCCATTTACTGCAACGCAAACAAGGCTGTTTTCAAACGCGCTTCTCTTTTCCATTGTCCTTGTCCTTTGTTTCCGTTTTGGATTCGTGGGAGGCTGTACTACCGTAAACGTTGTTAAATACAAGTTTTGGGTTACAGTGTTCACAGAAATCCGTTTCATAGAGTGGGCAATACTTTTCGCACAACTTTTTATAAAGCATTTAGTTCTCCCTCCTTTTGATTCTATAGACTATTCTAAGTCCGTAAATCGTGCGGGTTATAATTCTCGGTGTAGTCAACTTACTGTAGCAAGAGCAATACTTTTTGAACAATATTGCAGTGTTCATTAGTTATCCCTCATCTCATACGTAGTTTCACATAGCAAGACACCGCCTGGAATGCGCTTCGGCAGAAGTTTGCCCGGCACTTTTAGACCAATTTTGAAGTCCTCAAGTTCCAGCTTCTTGCTAAAGAATTTTCGTTCTTCGTCTGATAAGCTATCTATGAATTTGACTTCTTCTTCGCCTTTATCTTCTTTGTTTGTAATGTCAAAGCCTGTTATGTTAGCAATGAAAAGCTGTTTTGAACGCTCCGGCATACCTGCACATTTTACGTTCCATATAGGTTCAGGCAGTGGCTTCAAATCGTGCGCTACTTCGTGTTCGATATAGGTTTTCTGTCGCACGAACAAGGCAACGTCCCAGCTTGATTCTATCTTCCAACAACAGAACGCTGTCTTGTGCGTCTTTATTCCGACAAGGTCGGAAGCTGGAAGGTCGCAGTGAATACTGTCTGTGTCGGCATAGATAAAGCCGGGTTTGTCTACGCCGTGATAGTTTTTCTGTGCCGCCCGGATTGTAAATTCACGAGCATAGGAAGTAATAGCAGAACCTACTGCTATATATCCGGGCTTTTTGTCCTCTTGATGAACTACACGGAAAGTTAGAGAACCATCCTCCTTTACGGAGGCAACTTTGAAAGAGGAATCGGGGGAGGATGCCATTTTGCCGTATAGGTTGTTAAGGAACAGTTTTGCAAGAGTCCGCACTGCTCCTTCTGATTCCATCTTTATCTTGCGGTACTTGTCAATGTACTTGTCAAAAATGCCTTTTCGTGCCTTGAAATAACAGCCGTCAAGAATCTCAAAATGCACAAGGTCATAGTGTTCTTGTATTAGCTGAAAGTCTGTGCAGGTCAAGGTCATTTCGACAGTTGCTTCATTAAGGTGTCCGTCTGTGCCATAATAGTACGGAAAATATTCCCCTGTTGAACCGTCAAAGATGTCGGAAGTTTCAAGCATTTCTGTCGCCTTGTATAGAAGGTTGTTTTTGATTTGAATGAAAGGCAGGAAGCCTTCGCGCAAGTAGAAACGTGTTCTTACACGAACGAAAAAATACTTGTTTGAACCACGTGCTTCAAAAGGGATATAATTTCCACTCCAAAAGGTTGGTTCTCCGACAGGGTAAACACTGCCACTTTCGGAACTCATGACGGAGGGGTATAGAGAATTTACGTCTGCTGTTACGCCGTTGTAGTGCAGTTTGTTTTCCTTGCCTTTTACGTAGTAGCACCAGCCGCCACGGTATGATTTGCGGATATACTCGCCTGCGTTCTTGTAGCCATAGATTTTTTCGTCAATCTCTATTTTGTATAGGTCAGGGAACAGGTCTTTGTACATGAAATAGCCGATAATCTTCCGATATTCATCAAGGCAACATGAGCCGATTGTGAGTTTCTTGTGCCCTTGTAAGAATACAATTTCAAGGGCTTCTTTTACAACAAGAACGTCATTCGCTATGTACTGCTGTTCCTGCTGTGTTATCTCACAACCGGGATAACGGAAGCCCTTGTATTCCATGTCTAACTTATGATGCTTTGTACCGAAGCTATCGCCTATTTCCCGAACGGAGAAGGGAAGAAGTTTTAGCGAATCGCGGAACTCGATAAAGTGGTCGTTTATCTTTACAATGATTGTATACCATTGCCCCATGTCGGATATGCTATATCGGAAAGTGTTGTTCTTCATATCCTTGTCATGCAACCAGTATTCTCCTCCCTTCTCGTCTTTTTCAAGGGCTTGTTTGAAGCCTCTGTCTATCAGTAGATAGGACAGAAGAAACGAACCGTCAAATTTCAGATTGTGGAAGTAAACTACAAGATTGCAGGACAAGGACGTGAAGTATTCAAACTGCTCTGAAATGGAGTGATGAATGACTACAGAATCATCTGCCGCGAAAAGCTCCACGCTTGCCGCCGCCCATACCTGCGTGTCCTTCTGTCCCTCGTAAACCGTTGTCTCAAAGTCCGCTACAAGGTAGCGGCATTCTCGACGCTTCAAGCCTGCGGCGGGTTAGAAGGGTCATTATTCTTCGGGATTGAAGTCAACGACTTCGATACCATTGCGATGCAAAGTAGTCGCAAAAGTGTCGCCATTTTTGATGCCAGAGAAACTCTTTTCAAGAGATACAGTGAAATGTTTAATTTCACCTGTTTTGGAATTGCAGTCAGACGCAATGCCCATGACGTAATAGCCATCATCTTCGTCATGCACCACAAGACAGTCTTTTTCTTCCATATAGTCGTTTTTTATAGATACAACATCTCCGACAAATAAATTGCGACCGTTTTCAAGTTTGTAAGGCGTTTTAACACCTACTTTACCAAGAGAAGTCTTTTCGCCATGTGCCCAACGAAGGTAAAGGTCTTTTTTGGGTTCGGCAGGTTTATGCCGGAGAAACAGGTTGTCATTGAGTGACTGAAGGTACAACGAAGTTATGAGGTCATAATCAGGAAGCTCATCAAACAGAATAATCCCGGTTTCTCCGATTCTTTTGGAGTTCATACTGTGCAGACAAACGGCTTCAAACTTTGCCTTTACGCTGTCAAACTGTGTCACTAACCACATTTCACCCATGTGTGCAAGGTTATCTTTTCTGTCTGCGCGCATTATGATTGCGCCTACATTCAAATCTTCAAGTTTCATTGTTCATCCTCCAATATCTTTTTTATTTCAGCTTCTCCAGAACTTACATCTCCGTATGTGTCCATCAAAGTGTATAGCACTGCGTCATATACAGTTTTGTATTCCGGTGAATCCTTTGTAATTCCATACATTGAAACAAGTTTGCGTGCTTTGGCTTCCAATCTGCTCTTTGCGGATGCTTCTTTGTGTTCTGCCTTGAATTCGGAAATATAGCCTGCACGTTTGTCAGACACTGTTTGCTCATAACTGTCACCTTCATCTTCCTCTTGCGCGTCTGAAAATCTTCCGGAAAACATTTCAAATTCTTCGGCTGAAAGTGGTCTGGCAAAAAGGGCGTTGATAAAACCTGCAAGGCGTTGACGTTTACGGTCTACATCTTGATACCCCATGATTATGCGGACTTCCTCCAACAAACTCTGCTGTCGTGCTGTCTCTGCTACTGCGGAGCGTCCACGCTCTGCTATTGCCTTGTCAAAAGCTGTGCGGATAAGTTTCGCATATTCCCGGTTAGCCGGGCTGTCATTATACATGGACGAAATCATGCGGTCAATCTCGGTCAGAACAATGTCAGTTTCCTGCGGGGCTTGCGCTCCTGCTGATTGAGCCATGCGAAGTTGTTCAGGAGTAAGAATCAAGTGACCGTTTTCAAGGGTAAATGATTCTGCTGTTATTGAGCGCAAGCGCTCGATATCTTGCTTTGTTACACGCGAAGGGCGAGTGCCTATTAGGTCAGGAATGGAAACCTTGTGTCTATACTCAAAATCAGATATTCTGTGCCGGGCAAGAGATTCCTCGTAATACCACTGCTGTTGCCGCTTTGTAAAGGAATGGCGTTTTGCCATGTGTTCCTCCTTGCAGTAAAGCCCCGGTAGTTAGCCGGGGCTGTCAGTTTGTTTAGAGAATGGAGCAGGTAATGAAGCAACCCTGCTGATTCTTTGAGGGAACGGTGTAGGCACGAACAGTGAACTCCTCCGCTTCTCCCGTCTCGGAAACCATCTCGGTGAAAATGTCGATGAATGCTTCCTTGAAAGACGGAGAAGAAGTATAATACTTCGTGCCGTCAGAAGCAAGGACAACAAGCGTACTGTAGTCCTTGTTATCGGAGCGCTCGTTGTGAATCTCAACGTCTGCCCACAGGACGGGAGAAAATTCGACACTGCCGTTCTTCAGCGCGGCGTTGATTTGAGTAGCGTCTGTGGTGTCCTTCATCATGATGCGCTCACGGGCAGTCAGGGGACGAGAAGAATTGACGATTTTTGCAGAATAGCCTTCCATTTTGTTTACCTCTTTCATTTATTGAATTTTTTTGGATTTTGGGGAGACGGTTACATGGGTTTGGATTTGTCATAGAAGTCTTGAACTGTCATGAAACGCCGGGTAGTGGCTGTGGTTTTAGTCACTACTCGGATAGGGGTGTAGCGTTTGTCCATGTCAAGTGCTTTGTAGTACCTGCGCATTGCTCGGAGAATTTCATCGTTGTTCTTGAAGTTGTCTACAAGATGAAACTCTGTCTCAACCATTGCGCGAGTTTCGCTGTCAGCTACAAGGATTGTGCCTTCTGTAAGGGTGAGGGTTCTGGAAACTACAGGCTTGCGCATTTTGGTATACCTCCTTCCATTTTTAGTTATGGTGCAAGCCGCAGGAGTTGAACCTGCGCCGTGAATGAGAGGAACACGGGAACGGTCGCTTGCGGAAGGCTCTGTGTAGAGCCTATTTGTTAGATTGCAGATATTGTAAGGTCGCCAACGGTGTCACTTGTGGTTGTGATTGTTACCGATAAGGAAGCGGGGTTGGATTGCATGAATTTTATTGCAGAGATAATGGTGTCTGTTTGAAGCCCCACATATTCTGCAAGAAATGCCCGCGCGTGGCGGAGTGTCCATGCGGAAAGGGTGGGGTAGAAAATTATTTGACCGGACAATGGGTAGTATGCTATTGCAGGTCGGTCGTAGGAATAAAGGACTGTACATGGAGTGGAGCGCGTATTGTCGGGGGAGTGGTGAAGAACATAGGCGTTTGCCTTCTTGAAAAATAAAAGGCGTGTTTTGGGCGGCATGGTTTTGCTCCTTTCAAATTTTGGCAGGTGTTAGGTAAAAAAGGCAATGTTTTGAGCGGAGGGATAATATGGCGGAAATGCAGAGAAAATTATAGTAGGGGAGCGCGGGAAGGCGGGAGCAGGGAATTTACCCCTTATGTGGGTCATGCGGTCAGGTGACTGGGTCAGGCGGTCGGGTGACTGGGTGGTCAAATCAGCTGAAAACGTCAGGGCATGGCTTTACCCCGCCAAACCATAGCTTGACGGGGCGAAGCGGTCGCGTGACTGGATGGTCAAATCAGCTGAAAACTTCAGGGCATGGCTTTACCCCGCCAAACCATAGCTTGACGGGGTGAAACGGTCGCGTGACTGGATGAATCAATAGCGTCACGGCATGGTCGGGTCGTATTCTATGCGGACGCTGGACAGCTGAACAGCCCGCGCGGCGGTGCGCGTGACGGTGCGAATTGCCTTCATGACGACGACAGGGTCGGCGTCAATGTATTCCTGGACAAATGCACGCATATGATATTGAGTCGTGCGTGACCACGTGCCGCGAACCTTGAGAACGGGCTCAGGCGTGTCTGTGTCAAATAGCAAGTCGAGAACGCGAGTATTATAGGAAATCAAAGATACGGCGCGGGGTCTGTCATAGTGGACAGCGCGGGCGGAGGCATACGGGGCAAACTTAAGGTTACTTTTCATGGGGTTTTCCTCTCATTCTCCCGGCGGTAGGTTCATGCGCCTTTGCCGGGATAGAACCCGCGCCCGGCTTTAGAGGGTAACCGGGGCGGGTGCGGGGATTCAGTCGGCGGTGTCAGTGTCCGCCGGGGTGGTCGCGGGGCGGTCTACCTTTACGGCGTATTTCAGAAACAGGGTTTCCGGCATACTGTAGAGGTTTTCAGTTTCGGTCTGGTTTGTGATAATTGCCGGGGCAAAGTCGCCGACCATGCCGCGCCGCGTTTCTTCAAGGACTTTCAGCGGGTCAATGTTTGAGCCGGTGCGGGTTGTGGTGATGGTGCGGGGCTGCATGGTGTGCAGGTCAAGACCGACAATTTCAAATACTGTGCTTTTGATGGTGCGAGTAATGTTGCGTTCTGCCATGGGTTTTTTCCTTCTTTCTCCCGGCGGCGGGTTCGTGCGCCCGTTTGCCGGGATAATGCCCGCGCCCGGTTGAAGGTAGCCGGGGCGGGTGGGTTGGTTTAGTCGTTCGCGTAAGAGGTCAATAGATAGGTGTGCAGGCGGTCGCCGTCCGGGTGGGTGGTGGAGTATGCACAGAAAACGGAAACGTCACCGTTTTTGGACACTTCAACAGAAAAGCAATCACGGGACAGCCGCGCGGGTTTGTCACTGTTTGGAATGCACGAAAGGCACTTCACCTTTACTTGTTCGCCGTCCAATAGGTGCGGGTGGCGGTCACTGAAAAGGCGGAGAAGGTTGACGAACTCTTTCGGGTCGCTTTCGGACGTGTAGCGCTTGTCCTCCACTGTTTCAAATCCGGGGTACTTTTCAACGGTGTATTTGATAGATTGCATGGATTTTTTCCTCTCATTTCTCCCGGCGTCGGGTTCGTGCGCCCGGTGCCAGGGTGCGCGGCGTTAGTGCCGCGATACTGCGAAGGGTGCCCCCCCTGCGCTGGGGCGCGTATTGTACGCGCGGACAGCCGCCCAAATAGCACGCGGACGGCGGCGGATATTCACTTATCAAAGAGCGGGCGCGTGGTTCGGGGCGGGCTGTCTCATGCCCTGCCGCCGGGGCGGTTGGTGTCGGGGGGCTGTCCGCCTGCCCGGCACCTATATAATACCACAGTTTGCACTTTTCGGCAAGTGCGTAAATGGGCTGTTTTACGGCGTTTACAACGGTTTGCGGCTGTTAGACTGTGGTTTGCTATGTATTTTATAGTTTTTCGCGTGTTTGCTCTTGTTTTCGAGGTATTTACAAATAATGGAAATAAAACTGTAATAAGTTACAATTTGTTCATAGAGTTCATATTTGTTAATATACGGGCGCCCGGCAGGCGGTCGCGTGAAGGGGTGTAGCAGTGGTGCGAACGTCGTACCCGGTAGGGGGAAACTGGAAACGGGATTTTCCCCTTAATACT